GGCGGGAACGCAATTCTTTTTATAGATGGTCGTCAACATCTTCATTGAATAACAAGAGCCACATATACTATCCGTCTTGCTCATCTTCTGACAAAATGGATTTGTTGTAGTGTCTGTATTTAATGATGGTATGCCCTTCATTTTACCCGACGACTTGCTCCACTTATACATTACATACCCACATAATAAGTTTTAGCGACCCTATTATCGTTAGTAATATTGTCGACATTCCCACTACGTGTAGTAATGCGTTCAAGTATCTTGTTGCTATTGGTTTAGTATGTCTCATTCGTTATCTCCTTCGTTATTAGAGGGTGTCGAGGACTCGAACCTCGTTCGTATAGTGATTATAGCCCGCCCCAGCACGTAAGCATACCTATACTCTTCTACCTAGCACACCCTTCGAGAAAGTGGTCTCTGTTAGTGTCTTGGAAACGACAGATTTGTCGTCGTGCGTAGTGAGGACTCGAACCTCGAGAGATTAATATAGGTCGACTGCATCGCCTATAAAAGACTGCTATCTTCTCTTGCTCCCTAGCCTACGCGTTACTTTGTGCGTAGTGAGGACTCGAACCTCAATTGACTGCACCTAGTCGATAAATCGTCTACTTCGTCAATCTGCTACCTAGCCTACGCGTTCCTTCTCTTATGCGTTATGAGTCATATCTTCGATAAACATATCATCTCTCTCCCACGAAGCGAAATCATACCCATTCTCGGGGAAAGCTACTTGGATTGCCCCGTCTTTTATTCTTGTTGCTACACACCCATAACCCGTAGATGCGTTCTTGATTTCCCATTTTGTATTTTTCATCGTATTTGTCTCCGTTTTATTTAAGTTCAGAGGACGGGAAGGGTAACGCTCCCTTCTAACTTCATCACTTGATTCCGTCCTACGCATTGCCGAAGTGCTTCTATCCAGACCCATTCGTCGCTAACTCATACTTTCCATAGGATTTTCTGAGGGTTCTCTGACTATGTTAAACTTTGATGGTAGTGCCTTCTCGGTTTTATAGTCGGGACGTTTCTATCCCAATTTGTCTTGTTGCCTAATCCTTCGGTGCGTTCCTCTTCGCAAGGGTTGGCTTCCCTTACTTCAGCGGGGT